CTAGTCGGTCACGGAGTGCAAAACCCATCGGCGACCAGAGCTGGCGGATGGCGTCATCCTCGGCAAATTGGACTCCGAGCTTGGCATTAAAATTTGCAGGTGACGCGGGAGCGGACTTGCCGATGACGGTCCACCCGTTTTTCAGTACGAGGATGCACAACGATAGCACTTTGAGAGGCTCTGGTGTATTCTCGCAGCCCATCGCTTCGACAGCTTCGGCAGCCGTGAAGTGGTAGCGAGTCACGATCTCTGCCTGGATGTCCGCCAGCGACACGCGCGGCGCCGTCGCTATGGCCGCGACGGCCTGATCGGCTTTTTGTAAGCTATTCATTGTTTATTTCTTTCCCGTTTTGCGTTGGTGCATAGCATATTGGCTTTCCAATGCCTTCGCTATGAAAGTTTCCCGCCGTTCTTTTGGAGCATTCGCCGGCACGAACTTATCGGCTGCGCGCTTGATTTCCGCCTGCACCTCTTTCGGCGCGTCCGTCAGCTTGGCCCACGGTCCCGACGTAGCACGGCGCGCTGCGCGACCGGCGGCGTCCGCATCTCCAGGTGCATCCGTGCGCCGACGAACAGCGGGTTTTTCTTTTCCGGCCGCTTCCGCAGCCTCGGATTCAGCAGCTTCGCGTTCTTCACGCTGTTCGTCGGTTTCCGTAATATCCTCTTCTTTCTTTGATGCCCCGGCCGGCTTAAATTCGTCATCGACTGCTTTGACGATGGCTGCGGCGAAGGCTTCCGCAGTAGCGAATTTCTTCGGGTCCATTGTTTTGCCGAATTCGATTGCTTTTGCGGATCGCTTCGGATCAGTTCCGAACCACGCTTGCTTGTCGAGATGGCTGCGAATTTCAGTGTCGCCATAGGGCGGTGCTTTAGGCGCCGTTGAAACTTCCAGTTTGGCGAGGTCCGCTGCAATCTTGCGAGCCGATTCCGTATTGCCTTCGGTCACCGCAGCATCAAGCTGTATCTGCAAGCCTGCACGGGCTTGGTCGCGCATCATGTTTGCGAGGTCAGTCATGGCGCTGATATTCCGGAATTCGATCGCTGGTAATTTTGGCGTAGCCGGCAATGTCGTCCCAATGATCGCAATGATTTGGGTTGCCTGTCAGGATGCGGCCGATTTTGTGAACGATCGTTTCAAGGGCTTCGCGATGGATCGGTGTGTGATGTTCTTCATAATATGAGTACAGCACTGTTTTGAGGGCCTGCGTTGCTTCCGCATGGACTCCAAAATCGCCATGTTGCTTTTTACGTTCGGCTAGCATTTTGTCCATATCGATCATTGTACGACCTCTTTAACGGCATTAAATGCGAAGTCGGATTCTCGCACCGCTGGAGGATCGTCAGCGTAATCCCATTCGAGAGTGTCGGGATGCGGCATGTGGGCGGCCGGAATAATGCCGATTACATCGTTGAAACTGGAAATGTAACGCCAACCCGATGTTGCCATGAGCTTGCCGCCTTGGATCATTGTTCCGGCGAACGGCCGAAACAATACCCAATCCCCAACGGCGACATTCTGCCGGCCTAAACCGCCCTCGCCGTCTTTGTAGCTGAAAGCGAGCGGTCCCATCGCGAACACACGACCGGCCATGACGTTGTGTTGCATCATGTCTCGTGTGATGTCGGCTGTCAAAATGCTGCCGATCTTCGACGGCGGCATGGGAAGACGCACGATTACCATGTCACGTGCGGGCTGCACGTGCTCGTGCGGAATTGCGAATGAATGAACTCCGACGTTGCTCATGATAGTGATCTTACTTCTCCGCTAGTAATCCAAGTAGCAATGCGTTTCGCATTGTCGAGAAAATCCTGGATAGTTGGTCTTCCGTCTTTGCCACCTGTAATAGTTGTTGTTTGCACGGATTGCGCAAATGCTTCCAGACGCAGGCGTTCATCGTGCGTTAACTTATCTTCGCCGCTCATGTTCCACTTCTTTCAGATATTTTGCGGACCTCATCCGCCATATTATTGCTAGTTTGTATCGGCATGAGGCTATCCGCGAGTTTGCGAAGTTCGTGTGCTTCGATGATAAACTGATGCGCTCTATATTCCAAGTGGGCAGCATCCGCTATAATCATGGTGCGTCTGCGGCCTCGTTGTCGGTCAAGTTCTTGATCACTCATTTTTCGTTCCTTTCAAATATTTTGCGGACCTCATCCGCAGATTTGGTCAAGAGCCGTTCTATTTCATGAAAGGCCGCCGCTCGTCCCTGAAGGACTTCCGGTATCGCCGCCCCCGCCAGGAATGAGTCCACTGCCGGCGCTCTGCGGCGACGCAGGTAATGCACTAGCGCCTGCGTTTCCGGGCTGACCAGCCATTCCGTCAAGACTTGTTCCTGCATTTCCGGCTTCCTGCATCATTTGCTGAACGGCTTGTTCAAGTTGCGCCATGGTCAGCAACGCTTGCTGATTATTGATCATGCCACCACTTGCTTGTACCATATTAAGCAATGCCTGCGTAAGTTGTACGGCAACGGCACCTGTGACCTTGATATTCTCTGTGCGCTGTTTCATCAGTGCAACGGCGCCGTCAAGTTTTTCTTTCGGCGTTGCTTGCGGTTGCGGTGGTTGACCGATCAGTTTTTCCGGATTGGGGAGTCGCAACGTCTGGTACATACGCATACGTACCTCTTTCCAGTCTGTCAACTGATCTTTCATTAACTCCATATAGATACCGGCGAGTGCGGAACGGTGCATCTCGGTTGCAAGTTGCGGGTCGGCCGTTACTGCTACGCTACCGGGATTGGCAGGCTTCGTGGCGTCCGGCAGCATTTCGTAGGCTGCGGCCATCTGCACGAACATGCGGAATTCTTGCGTCATCGACGCGACCATGCGTCGATGTACGGCCGATTGGACTTGCGTACCGCTATCGATCACTCCGCGCGCCATTGTCGCCGTCATCGATGCGGGAGCGTTTTCAAGCAGATTCAACGTGCCTGCCAGACGATCGCCCAACGTCATGATTTTTTCGAGTACCTGGACTGAGCCGGGCGATACCGATTTTATCGGAAGCGGAGAAAATACTTTGTCTAATGGCATACCATCGGTAGGAAGTACAACCAACCGGTTGCCTTTCAATTCGATTTTATCAGGCATTCCGAATTGGCTGCCGCCGACGATACCGCCGTTTTCACTTTCGCTTTTTGCGGTGTCTACGATGGATGCAAGCAATCGATCGGCTGAATTTTCAACCCGGGCCAGCAATTTTCCGAAGCCCATCGGAAAGAATCCGCCTTTGGGGTCCGGAAGAAATCGATATGGATAGAAACACCGTATCGGGTTGAAGAACAGCGCTTCATCGGTATCGACTACCGTATTCTTGGACCATAATGGCGTGACGCGTACGACTTCCGCGTAATCGTCTCGTGATATGAGCACGGTCCACGGTTCGTCGATGTCGTCGTTGTTAAGATCGAGCCAGCAATCACACTCATAGAATCGTTTCGGTGCTTGCGGGTCATTTTCGTCGTACTGCGGGTCGTAGTCAACATAATGTCCGCGCTCGATCGAGCGGTCAATTTCGTACGGGTACCGTTCGAATTGATCCGTAATCCGCGGTGCCCGTTCGATCGATCGCACATTTGCATTGATAATTACGTCCGTGCAGGCGCGAAAGTAGGAATGGAAAACTCGGTCTTCCGGATTGAACCGGCGTTTGCGCCATGCGAGGCCGGTCACGGACATGTGCACGACAAGCGGGTCGGTATCCAGAGTCCAATTCGGATCGTGCGTACGCAATTGACTGGACACCCACGACGCCAACGCCTCACCGCCGGGCTCGCTCGCCTTGGCAAGATCGGGCTCGCCAAGTAGCGCATCGGTAGCACGGGCAGAAAATTGGATCACGGCCGAAAGCGTCATTTCGGTTGACGGCGATCCGGTTTCATTCGAACCTTCCTGTTCGCGGTCTTGCGGCTTGGCATTATTCCCTTCGGCCGTCACGGTATCGAGATAGCCGCGCGCATCATTGAGCCATTCGCTCATGGACTGTTCGTCCATAGCGATAAGTTCGATTAGGTCGGTTGCGAGCCGGCGACGTTCATTCACGTCCATTTTTTCAGCCAGATTGCCGAAGGATTCCGGGTCGCTGATATCGAATTCGAGGCTCGGGAGTTGCATGGCTGTGTCATACACCGTTTTGGGAACTGCGTCAATGATAGCACGACTGTAACATTTTCGGCACGTCGTATCAAAATTTGACATCCGTCCCGTTTTTGCTACAAATTGATTACTACCGTTTCGCGGACCCTCCGGTATCCGGCCGGTAAGTGGTCAAGGGGAGAGCGTGTCACGCAAGTTATCGATAGATCACTCCAAGCAAGCCAGTATTGGCCCGGACTTTTCGCACTTTTCGGCATGGATTATGAGCGTCTCATGCCGATCTACACGCAATTCTTCGACATGAAGCCTTCGGAAAAAGCCTTCGAAGAGTTCATGACGGAACGCGCCGGTTTGGGTCTTGCCGTGCAACAGCCCGAATTGGAGCCCGTCCAATTCGACGTGCCGAACGAAGGCTATCGCACGCAGGTTACGCATGCGTCCTACGGTCTCGCGGTCGCGATCTCGCGGGAAGCCAAGGACGACAATCTGTACGAAGATGTCGGCGGACGCATGATGAAGGAACTCGCCTTCAGCGCCCGGCAAACGGAAGAGTACATCGCTCATGCCCCGCTGCAAGTCAGCGTCGATGCCGTGAACGGTGTCCGAGCCGATGGCGTACCGCTCGGTTCGGCTGCCCACCCGACAGTGACCGGCAATCAATCCAACTTGCTGATTGCGGCCAATGTGTCCGAATTGGCTTTTGAAAATGCCGTGATCCAAGTCGCTTACACCCGCAACGGCCGCGGCTTCGTCATCAACGTGCTTCCCAAGCGCGTCATTCTGTCGCCGGAATCCGGTCCGGAAACCCGGCGCATCCTCGGATCGCCGCTGCAGTGGAATGCACAGACCAACAACATCAACGTATTGCGCTCCACGGGCGCCCTGCCGGAAGTTATCGAAACGCCGTACCTGATCGACAAAGATAATTACTTCCTGCAAACGTCGGAACAGGATAAGGACAACGGCCAGGGCTTCACGTTCTGGG